TACAGATGAAGGTGTACTTTTTCCTTACGGCGGTGTTAGAATTGTGGTAAGAGTTTTTTATGAATTTGTTAGAGGTACTGCATAATGGCTAAAAGAATTAAAATTTATTTCCCTAATGGCAAAGATCAAATTGAAATCTATGATGACCAATTAGAAAAATATCTTGCAAATGGTTTTAAAAAAGATAAAAAAGTTTCTAGATCAACTTCAAAAAAAGTTGAGGTTGAGATTAAACCAGAAGAAAACAACGAGGAGTAAATTATGGCAACTCATACAGGCGTAAACGGTGTTGTTAAGGTTGGAGCTAATTCCGTTGCGGAGATAACTGGCTTCACGTTGAACGAGACCAATGATACCGTGGAAGATACTAGCTTAACTGATTCAAAAAAATCTTATTTAGCATTAAGAGGCGATGCTACTGCAACTATTGAATGTCATTGGGACGAAACTGATACCAATGGTCAAGAAGCATTAGATGTGGGAACAAGTGCAACTATTGAATTATATCCAGAAGGTGCAGATAGTGGCGATGCATATTATACTGGAACTGGAATTGTAACAGGTGCTGACGTAGCAGTTACAATGGACGGAATAATTTCAAGAACACTTAATATTCAATTTAGTGGTGGAGTAACTCACAGCACAGTATAAGGATTAAATGCCAGAAAAAATTGATTTTTTTCAAGGTGTCGCAAGTCACTTTGAAAGTTTAGAAGTTAAAATAATAGAAGTTCCAGAATGGGGTTTAGAGGGCGACAGAGCAATCTATGTTCGCCCTTTTACAATGAACGAGAAAGCACGAATATTTAAGGGTGCTAACGATTCAGATTTAAACATATTAGTAGATGTTATAATCCAAAAGTCAGAAACAAAAAGCGGTGAGAAAATGTTTGATCTCTCTCACAAGCCAAAGTTTAAAATTAAAGCAGATACTGATGTTATTTCTAGAGTTGCTTCAGAGATACTCGCACAAGATAGTATTCAAGACCTTAAAAAAAAGTAAATTCAGACCCAGAACTATTTAACGTATTAGCATTAGGAGAACGCTTGCATATGTCCGTTAGAGATGTATTGCAAATGCCTGTTCAAGAGTTTAATATGTGGTTAGCATATTTTCAGTTACAACATGAAAAAGCTGAACAACAACAACGAATGAATAAATAATGGCTACAAAACGAGTTAATATAGACATAGTTGCTAAGGATAAATCCCAACAGGCACTAAATAAAGTTCGTGGTAGTTTAGATAAAGTAAAAGCATCAGTATTTAATGTAAGAAATGCCCTCGCAGGTATTGGTGCAGGTTTGGCAGTTCGTAGTCTTGTTAAAACAGGAATGGAAATTGAAAGTCTACAAGTTAGATTAAAATTTTTATTTGGAACAGCAGAAGAAGGAGCAAAAGCTTTTGATAACATGGCAAAATTTGCCTCTAAAGTTCCTTTTAGTTTAGAAGAAATACAACAAGGTGCTGGTGTATTATCTGTCGTATCAAAAGATGCTGATGAATTATCTAACATTATGGAAATTACAGGGAATGTTGCGGCTGTTACAGGTTTAGATTTTAGAACAGCGTCAGAACAAATTCAAAGATCATTATCTGCTGGGATTAGTGCGGCTGATTTATTTAGAGAAAGAGGCGTTAGAGATTTATTAGGTTTTAAAGCTGGTGCAACTGTCACAGCAGAGGAAACAGCAGAAGCATTTCAAAGAGTATTTGGAAAAGGCGGACAATTTGGTGGGGCAACTGATGAATTAGCTACAACATTAGGTGGAACGCTATCAATGATTGGTGATAAGGTTTTTAACTTTAAGAAAACATTATTAGACGCTGGTTTCTTTGCAGAATTAAAAAAACAATTTGGTGATTTAAATAAATTTTTAGAAGATAATTCTGAAACACTAGATAAGGTAGCAACAGAGATAGGTGTAAATCTTGCTAAAGCAGTTGTTGCTACTGCTAATGGAATGAAAACATTAGCTAATAATATGGATGAAGTTAAAATTGTTGCTGGTTTATTATTATTAGCAATAGCACCTATACCAACAACACTAGGTGCAATAGCTTTAGCAATAAAATTTATTAATGATGAATCTGCAATGCTCCAAAGAGAAATGTTTGGTGTTAAGCAGTCTTTTGAGGGTTTAAGTTTATTACAATTAAATAAAGAATTAGAAACATATACTAAGAGAATAAAAGAATTAGAAGGTCTAACACCTTTAGAAAAAAAAGGTATGGGTCTAGCTTTTTCAAAAGAATTATTTACATTAAATGAAGCCTTAATTGAAGTTGAAAAGAAAATAGCCGATTTAAAAAATTTAGAATTAAAATTATTTCCACCAATCTCAGAAAAAGAACAAGAAGATATTAAAAAGTCTGGTGAAGAAATTAAAAACCTTGAAAAATTTTATACTAATTTCACAAATGCAATGTCACTTAGATATAGAAAAGAACAAGAACTAATTAGAATTACACGAAAAGAACAAGAAGCTATGAATGAAGCATACACAAAAGCTATGCTAGAAAGAGGTCGTATTAATGATGAAGTAATGACTAAACAACAAACAGCATTATCATCATTTACAGATGGTTTTATAGAACAAATGAATGCACAAGGAACAGCGCTAGAACAATTTAATCAAGCTGGTAAAAAAGCATTTGATTCTTTTGCTGATACTTTAACAAACGCATTAATGACAGGTAAATTTGCTTTCCAAGATTTTGCTAGATCAGTAATTTTAGATATTACAAGAATAATAGCAAAACAAATGATTATGTTAGCTTTACAAAAAGCGGCAGGATTTTTTGGTTTTGGTGGTTTCTCTCTTGGTGGTTTATTAAGTTTTGGGGGTGGAAAAGCACAAGGTGGTGCAGTTCAAGGTGGTAAAGCATATATGGTTGGAGAAAAAGGGCCAGAGATGTTTGTTCCAAATCAATCTGGAAATATCGTACCGAATAATCAAATAAGCGGTCAACCAGTAACTGTAAACTTTAATATTAATACAGTAGACGCTAGAGGATTTAATGAGTTACTAGTTAACAGTAGAGGTTTAATTGTAAATATGATTAATAGTGCTGTTAATGAAAAAGGAAAAATGGCAATAGTATGAGTGGAGCTTTACCAAGTAATGATTTTAATGCTCTTAATTTTAAGAGCCAACAAAAAACGCTTATGTCAACAACAGATAGCGGTAAAACATTTCGTAGACAAGTTGATGGACAACGTTGGACATTTACAGTTTCTTATCCTCTTAAAACACGACAAGATTTCGCACCAATACAAGCATTTATTATAAGACAACGATCACAAAAAGAAAATTTCACTATAACCTTCCCAAGCTATTTAAACGCACAGGGTAGTGAAACAGGAACAGTTTTAGTTAATGGAGTTCATAGTGCTGGCGATACAACGATTGCTGTTGATGGTCATGCTGGAGATACTGCTGGTTCTTTTAAAGCTGGAGATCTTATAAAGTTTGCTGGTCATTCTAAAGTTTATATGATTGTTGCTGATGTTACGCCAAGTTCTAACGCATCAACACTAACAATAGAACCACCACTAACTAATGCACTAGCAGATGACGAAGCTGTAACTTATGATAGTGTACCTTTCACAGTTCATTTGAATAGCGATCTACAAGAGTTCCAAACTAACCAAGTTGATAGTTCTGGAAATTTATTATTTAGTTTTGAATTTGATGTTATTGAGAGTATCTAATGGCAAGAGGATTAACAAGTGCTGTCAAAACAGAATTGGCAACAGGAAACGTTAGACCAATTCTTTTAGTCTATATAGGATTTGCAACACCAGTATATTTAACGAATTGTAGTTTTGATTTAGTATCAAGTGTTTCTGGTAGTTCACAAACATATACAGCTTCTGGACATTTACGAGGAATAACAAATGTAAGTGAAACAAATAAACCAACAAAAAATAGTTTAGCTTTATCCTTATCAGGTGTAGATCAAACATATATTTCGTTAGTTTTAAATGAAAACATGATAAATGCAGAAGTTAAAATTTGGCGTGGTTTTTTAG